TAAAGTATTATACCAAATATTCTTTGCAATATAAAAAAGCAAGTGATGAGTATAAGAGTTTATATAAATTTAAGTGGGAGTATTATACTGGTAAATCTGATCCTGAAGTTTATCAATCTCAACCATTCGATCTGAAAATACTTAAATCGGATATTAATATTTATCTGGAAGCTGATGTGGAATTGCAACGGATAGATCAAAAAGTTGAATATTTAAAACAAGTTGTAAATTATCTAGAGAGAGTATTGAGGGAAATAAATAATAGAAACTGGAACATTCGTAATGCTATAGAGTGGAAGAAATTTTTACATGGCGAATAATCATGTCAGTTTCACTTGAAAAATTTAATGAGGTATATCTCCGTGTTAAATGTGAGCCGGCTATTGCGAAAGAACTCTCAGAATTCTTTACCTTTGAAGTTCCGAATTCACGATTTATGCCATCGGTACGAAACCGTATGTGGGATGGTCGTATACGTTTATTCAGCCCTGTTACTGGTAAAATATATCTGGGACTATTACCATATGTCCGCAGATTCCTCGCAGAAAACAGACACACAATCGAATACGGAGAAGGACTTGTCCCACCTCGACAATTAGACAAAGACCTTACTGTTAAGTTTGTTAGAACACTACAGAAAAAAGGTTTCAAGGTAAGAGATTATCAGATAGATGCAATACATAATATACTTGAGTGTGATAGGGGACTTATTCTTTCTCCTACTGGTTCTGGCAAATCATTTATCATATATGCTCTAACCCGATATTTCGTTGAGAAGTTAGATGACAAAAAAACTTTGATAGTTGTTCCTACTACCGGTTTGGTAGAACAAATGTATTCAGATTTCGCTGATTATGGATGGTTTCCTGATGAACACTGTCATAAAATTTATGCAGGTTCAAATAAGAATACACCTAAAGAGGTTGTCATTTCTACATGGCAGTCTATCTATAAATTAGATAAAAAATATTTCAGTCAATATGGAGCCGTATTTGTAGATGAGTGTCATCTTGCAAAGGCTAAATCTTTAACAGGTATAATGACTAAACTCCAAGACTGTAAATATCGAGTGGGGACTACCGGCACGTTAGACGGCACAGAAATTCATCAATTAGTATTAGAAGGTTTGTTTGCCAAGTGTAAACAGGTAACAACAACAGCGGAACTTATCAAGAGAGCCGAGTTATCTAACTTACATATCACTTGTTTGGTTCTTAAACATCCTAAACAGAATGTAATGTTGATGCGAGATAAAACGTATGCACAAGAAATGGAATATATTTCTACAAACCGAGCTAGGAATTTATTCATTTCAAAGTTAGTCGCTTCGCTAGAAGGTAACACACTTGTATTGGCGCAGTACATAGAAAAACAATTAGTTCCTTTGTGTCAAATGATTATAGAAAGGTGTAAAGAAAACAGAGAAATATATTTGATATATGGAGCAACTCCTACTGATGATAGAGAGAAAGTAAGATCATTGGTAGAACAAAATGAAAATGCTGTTATCGTGGCCTCGTATGGAACATTCTCTACAGGTGTAAACATTAAACGAATACATAATATTATTTTCGCTAGCCCTTATAAATCTCAAATAAGAGTATTACAATCTATAGGAAGAGGACTTCGGATAGCCAGTGATAAAAAACAACTCAATTTATTTGACATTAGTGACGATTTAAGTTATAATAATAGACAGAACTTTACATTAAAGCATTTTGGTTCTCGGATAGAAATTTATAATCAAGAAGATTTTGATTATGAGATCATACCGATAACTCTAAAATCATAAATATAAGTATGACAGAAGAAATAACTTCACCACATATGGCTAATCCTTTTAAGATCATCAAAATGATCAATGGGGATGATGTCATTTGTAAAATCGCTGAGGAGTATACAGATGCTTTTGTTATAGAGTATCCAATGTCTATTGTTAAACAGCAATCATTTGACAACGAACACGCTATAGTAGAACACACTGGACTGCAGCGGTGGATGAACTATACCCATGATGCTACAATAGTAATAATGAAAGAGAAAATTCTTTCATTGGCTAACTTGGCTCCAGATGTTATGATGTATTATAAACATCTCCGTAAACGTATTGAGTTTGAAGATAAACTTAGTCCTTCATCAGAAGATGATGCGATGGAAAAGATGCAAGGTAATATAGACAGACTAATGAAGATTATGGGAAATGAGAATAAGGAAGTTGAGGATGAGGATGAAGGTGATGAATCTAATGCTGTTCCATTTACACCTATAGATAAGTCTAAACTACATTAGTGTACTCTATCTCTCTCGGAGACTACGCTGTTAATTATATCATAGAAATTGAATTTTGTCAAGAGTAAATAGGATTGTTTTTTATCTTGACAAACCATGTGAATTAGTATATAATTATAGATGTCTTAACAATAAAGGCATTTAATGATGAAGAAGTATATATATTTGGCAGGACCTATTGCAGGATGCACAAAGGAAGAAGCAACTGAATGGAGAGATGATGTGGTGAATATGCTCCCATATAATATTGTTGGTATCTCTCCTTTACGATGTGAACCTTTGAAAGAAGGTATGGCATATACAGAGGAAGGTGCTACAGATAAGATGTGGTCGGATCCTCGTGCGATTGCAACAAAGAACTGGCTTGATACTGAATCTTGTGATTTGGTTTTAGCATATTTACCAAAAGAACTTAATGATAGACGACCTTCATATGGTACTACTATAGAGATCGGTTGGACTATAGGTTTGAGAAAACCGCTGATAGTCGTTTCAGATGATAAGTACTTGATGGAACATCCTCTAATTAAACATAACGCAGCATGGCGTTTAGATAATTTAGAAGATGCAGTAGAAGTTATTGTGGGTTTGTTTGGTGATTATGTGGGCTGAAGGTCCTCCGTTAGGAGAACTCCATGGGAACTAATGCAAAAAAGAAAGTACATTATGTAAATAATAAAGAATTTTTAGAAGCGATTGTAGTAAGAAAGCAAATGTTACGAGAGGCAGAGGAATCAGGTGAAGCCAAACCTCAAATTACTAATTATTTGGGTGAGTGTATTCTAAAGATAGCAAATCATCTATCATACCGACCTAATTTTATCAATTATACTTATAGAGATGAAATGATTTCTGACGGTATTGAGAATAGTCTCCAGTATATAGATAATTTTGATCCTGAAAAATCAAAGAACCCTTTTGCTTATTTTACACAGATTATTTACTTTGCTTTTATTCGTAGAATAACAAAAGAAAAGAAGCAGCAGAAAATTAAGGATAGAATATTGAGAAGGTCTAATATACAGGATATGATTGCAGTACAGGCACACGATGATGAGTCTGATTATCAGACACAATATATTGAATTTTTGGATAAGTATTCTTTTGGAGGTGATGA